CGCTATACATAATCAAAGACTCGGACGGAGCATCAATCACTTCAAGCCAAATCCTCGGTACTGGATCCGTACTGAACAAACTGTTACCAGTCGAATACGGTGGAACTGGTGGAGCAATCACCGATCAAGGTTCATTCTTTTCGGGCCGCGTGACGCAGCCAAGCTTCTCGCTGGCAATGGTTGATGATGGCGGCTATGTGTGGCAGGCCACCGTCAACTTTGATTCGTTAACTGGAGACAACGGAACTTCCATTGATGACAACAAGGTTGAACGAGAGGTTGGATTCACAGCGATTGAATACAGCCTTGCGGGTGAAGGTGTAGATGTCTATCGAATCGGCGCAACCGCACCTGCTAGCAAGTCCACCCCAGCCGATACCGACATCGGCGGCACCAAGGTTGATTCGGGAGGAGAGCCCATCACCTTTTTCAACAATGTGGCAAAGGTGAATGTTCGGAATGTGATCGCTGGAAGGCCAACGCCGCCGGTGGGGTTCATCAACAAGCGCAACAACTCAAACTTCCTCATCGGGCCGTACTCCTTCCCGCAGGACACGCTCTTGTTTACGGGTTGCAGCATCACGCGGGTGGGCGCTGCAACCTATGAAATCGTCTACTCATTTGTTTATGACAATGGCTACCACCTGCGGCAGATCGCCAAGCGCGGCCCCGATGGCCAGGTGATCAAGGGCAAGAAAACCGACACCTGCGGAAACGCGCCAAGCACCGTGCCGGATGGGGAGATGAGCAACGCGCTGTGCGTGTTTTTCCGGCAGCCTTTTAAGGACACCGCCAACTTTGATGCCATCGGCATCGCGGGCATCTGATGTTTGTAAACGGCGTTACCCGCGGCAATGTTGGCCCTTGGTCTCCGAACCAAGTTCGCACCATCGCGGACACCATCAACCGCATAAACGGTGAGGGGCAACGCGGGCCCAAGTCCGCACCGCCGCCGGTTGTGGTGTTCATGGCGCGCATTACTGGCAGCACGGCCATTGCGGGTAAGACTGCGGTATATGGCAGCGACCCAAACGCGCGCGCGGTAGCGTGGGAATACGATTGGGAGGAAGTAAGCGTGTCCACCACGGGCACCTACAACACCAGCGATACTTACCGCCGCAAGTCTTCCCTGATTGCCACCAAGGGAAAGGCCATCAACGGGTGCGAGGGGCCGCAGATGATCGGTGCTACCACCACCCTTGGCCCTGGCATCACCACCGCCTACATCCCTGCTGGGTTCAGTTTCAAGGCCATCGCCAACAATACGGTGGTGATGATGTACGCCACCGCGCGCGCGACTGGCGAAAACCTGTTTTTCTTCAGCGTGCCGAACGCGGTGGATGGAACCTGCGCGTGAGCCCCGTTCCGTCCATTGGCCCCCGCCACCAGCAGCCCACAACCTTGGGCACCGTGATCAGCGTGGTGCAACTGGTGGTACTGGTGGTTGGCGTGGGCGGCATCTTCCAAACGATGGGCCGCAAAGATGCCATCTTGGAGCGCCAAGACCGCGACCTGACGGAGCTGCGCGCAATCGTGGGCGATTTGGTCAAGTCGCAGGTGCTAGGCGCGGCGAACGATTCAAAGCACGGCGAAAACCTGACCAGTATTGCGGTGCGCCTTGACCGGCTAGAGGGCCGCCGGTGATCCGCTGTTTGGTCTTCCTGCTGCTGATTGCCTGCGCCGCGTGCAGCCCTAGCCGGGCCATTGCGGTTTCGGCTACCGAGGCTGGTGAGCGTGCCGGAACCATCGCCAGGCTGGCAACGCACATTGGAAGCGTTTCCACCGAGCCCGAGGTGGTGGCCGATGCGGCCGCCATCGTGGTTGAAGCCCAGCGCATCGAAGCGGCCGCAGGAGCGATCCACAAGGCGCTACCGGGCGTGGAGGATCAGACCCCGTGGTGGGCGGTGTTGCTGGGTTGGATCGCAGCAGCGGCCGCCCTCGTGGCCGTGGCGGCCATCCTGTGGCAGACGGGAATAGGCGCAGCCATCCGCGTGGCGCTGGGTTGGATTCCGCGGCCGAGCCTGCGAGATGCAGCATTGGCCCGTGATGTGATGGAAAACAGCAATCCGGCCACGATCCGGGAATACATTGCAGCAAAGCGCGCGAGCGATCCCGTGTGGGAAGCCGCTTGGAAGCGCACCGAGGAACCCAAGCCATGTACTACATCGCATCCGCTGAATCCCTGATCGGTTCGACCTGGGCCGCGTTCGCTTGCCTTGCCATCGGCTACATCGCCGGGCACATCGTTCCGCTGGGCACCATCGCCGGATGGATTCGCGGCGCGAAGGGCTAAATCGTGAGCATGATGCAGGTGGGGTGCTGCTGCGGGTGTTCTTGCCCGAGCGAGACGGATTTGCCTTCTTCCGTTACTGTCACCGTGACCGTGACGGGCTGTCATGGCACCACCGCTGTGCTGACTGCCGTTGCCGTTCTGAATGCGGACGCACCGTGTCAAATTGGTAACGGCTGCTTGTGCCCTAAATACTCGTTCGTGGCAGTAACTGAAACGCCTAATTGCAGCGGCGAGTTCTTATGCAACATGCAGGCCGAGACATTTGATACTTGCGGCACCGCAGGAAATGCATTCATTGGCATTTCGTCTTTAGGCATCGGAACAAACGGACTTGGAAACAATCAAGAGCCGTACACCTTGTGCGATCTGTGGTCAATACGGATCAACTTTTCGGTATGGTTTCAACAGACTGTTGCGACAATTCAGGTTGCCAACGGATCATGCACAGAGTGCTATGTTTCGCAGAATTACCCCGAGTCTCCGTGCTTCAGGCTTGTAGTGTCATCGATCCAAGAGGTGGTGTACTGCAAGGCAGCTGGGCAGGCTCCGACCGGCACTTACGAAGACTGCACCGGAATGCCGCATGGCGAAGTGTGTGGTGTATTCCCACCTGTGACTTGTGAAAACTGCGGCTATTTTCCGCCATACATTGCAATGATCATCAACAACATCACCGTCTCATGATTGAGTGCGACCATTGGAGCGAATGCAAGGTGTTGGGCGGCGGCTGCTGCGCTGCTGGCCACTACGGCGGCCGCCCCAGCATCGGCGTGTGCAAGCAATGCCCGCACCGCGTGGTCAAGGGCGAGCGGCCGATGGCCATCGGTGAAACGGTGAACTATGGTTTCGCATCGCGCGCCGCGGCATATCTAGCTGCGGAGCGCAGGCACGCCACCCAAGGCCCCGCCAGCGTCCAAGTGCAGGGTGAGCGCGCGGCAATTTGCCTAGGGTGCGAAGGCCGCGCCGAGGTGGTGGAGGGCGCTACCGATCCCGGCGGCATCGGTTGGTGTACCAAGTGCGGGTGCGGTTCCAACCGCCGCGCGGCGCTGTCCGTGAAACTGACCCTCGCCGGGGCTACCTGCCCGCTGGGCAAGTGGCAGCCCGTAGAGGGCACAGGCGCAAGCCTGGGCACCGTGGCCGAGGCCATCACCGGCGTGGCCAGTAGCGTGGTGGATACAGCCAAGCGGCTGCTGGGCTAGCGGATACAACTAACTAGAACCGGGTATGTGTGTGTGGTTCGTTTCTGAACTAGCCAAATGCATGATGGTGTGCATAACTTTTCAAATAACCCAAACTAGTTACAGAACGCACTAGGTTTCGACGGAATGAAGGTCCGGGTGGTGTTGGAGTTCGATTTCGGGGATACGGTGCCCCAAGTGAATTGCGACCAGCCAAGCGGAGCGCAGGCATCGCCCGTTTTTGAAGCGAAAACCGGGGTGGATTTGCTAGCGCAGGTAGACGCGTGGATTGTGGCCACGCGCGAGCTTGACGGGCAAGCCGAATACCATGTCCGCCAGGCGGCGCGCTGGGTGCGGGATTGGCTGGAGCATGTGAAGGCGCACGCGGCGGAGATTTCCCCCGCTTCCTGCATTGATTGGCTGCGGGATATGACCCGCGGCGGCACGCTTGCCCCGCAAACCATCCGAAACAGAATGAGCGCCTGCCGCAGATTTGCAGGCTGGATGCTCATTCAGGGGCTAATCGAATCGAACCCGTGGGCGCATGTGCCAGGGCCGCGCGGCCGGGCTGGGCAGGGCCGGGACGCGTTGACCGATGCCGAGGTGCAGCGGCTAATCGACCACGCCACCCAGCAGATCACCGAAGGCGCATCCCCCGCTATCCGGGCCAGCGCCAAAAACCGCGCCAACCTGTACCGGCTGCTGTCCCTTACGGGCATTAGGCGCGGCGAGGCCCACGCGCAGTTGTGGAGCGACATTGACCTAGAGGCGGGAACGATGGTCGTGAGCCTGGACAAGGCCCGCCGCCGGGATCACATCCCGCTTTCCCACGCGGCGGTTGAACTGCTGCGCGAGATGCGGAAGGCCAAGACCGGGGCCAAGGTGTTTGCCCGCACCGTGTCTTACAAGGGGCTGGCCACCGATTTGAAGGCGGCGGGGCTATCCGGCAGGTACGGATTCCATTCGTTCCGATGCGGCTACATCACCGAGAGTTTTGAGAATGGCACCCCGCCGGAACTGATTCAACGCCTTGTGCGCCACCGCTCTATCGATCAAACCCACAGGTACTTACGCCACCGGGAACCCCGGCTACGCGAGGCGGCCGAAAGCCGCGGCGGAAAAATATCGAAAAACTGTCCCATGAAAACTAGTGCGGTCGATAGGTTACCCGTGGATTCAGCAATGGCCAACGGTGCAACTATCCCTGCGAACACTTCGGCGACTAGCGCGCGCATCGCGCCTACGGCCGTTGAATCCACCACGCGCGCTAGTCTTCGATGTGTTCGCGGTCGCTCCATCAACACAGTTGCAGTAGGCGCTACAGGATTCGAACCGTTGCCCCTACCCACCCGTGCGGAGCGGCTTTTAGCCGCAGCCTTGTTGCTGACCCAGCATTCACACCACGAAGGTGCGTTGCTGTTGATGCACGAGGCGCAAACGCTGCTGACGCAGCCGGAGCCATCGCATGGATCGCAATCGGTACGGGAAGATCGTTGAGGATATCGGGCTAGCAATTCAAAGCCTGAATGCTGGTGGATGTTCGCAGGATGCGGAGTGGGTGCGCCTCGTGTCCATGCACAAGTTGTACGCGCTTACCAAGGCTCTTGACGAGTTCCCCACCCCCATCCATCCCGTGGCCATCCTTGCGGCCGCGCACATCGTGATGCAGCAGGAGCGCCGGAAGGATCGCGCGCCGCTCGTGTCGCTGGGCCAGGGGGACTATCGCCGAGACATTTCCGAGGATGAGGTTGAGCCCGCCCCCGAGGTGCCGCTTCTCACGCGCGGCGTTCGCGTCATCCGCTCGCTGGCTGGGGGTGGCCGATGAGTCTTTCCGAGGTTGCCGAGGTGCTGGGCTGCGACACCACAACGGTTCACTATCACGAGCAGCGGGCGTTAGAGAAGCTGCGCGCAGCGATCATGCGAGAGCGTGAACTTGCGGCGCTTGCGGAGGAGGTGCGTTGTGGCCGCTAACACCTTCGCACTTGGGGTGCATGAACACATCCCCGCAGCGGACTACCACGCCGTGCCTGCCCTGTCATCCACCTTTATGAAGGCGATGCTTGCCCGCTCACCGCTCCACGCTCGCTACCAAATGGAGCATGGTGAAAGTAACGACGCGATGAACATGGGAACCGCGGTGCATACCGCGATCCTCACCCCGGCCATGTACACGGCGGAAGTGGCGGTAGCACCCAAGTGCGACAAACGCACTACCGCAGGAAAGGCCGAGTTCCGCGCGTTTGAGGTTCTGAACGGGCACAAGCTGATTTTGGACGCTAGCCAGGGCGAGGCGGTGGCGGGCATGGTTGCCGCGGTTCACGCGTCGAATTCGTGCCGCGCCATGCTGGAGATGGCTACCCAGCGTGAAGTTTCTGTGTTTGCGGAAGACCCGCACACAGGCACGCAGTTGAAGGCGCGTCTTGACGGTTATGACCCCGCCACCGGCTGGGTGATCGACCTGAAGACCTGCCGCGACGCGTCATACCCCGGGTTCAAGTCCGCGCTGTGGAACCTTGGCTACGGGTTGCAGGCCGCGTTCTATCGACGCGTGGCGCGCATCGCCGGGCTCAATGTGAGTGGGTTTGCGTTCCTGTGCGTGGAGAACACCGCGCCGCACGGCGTGGCCGTGTACGCGATGGACGATTCCGACATGGATTATTTCGAAGCGGACATGCGGCGGCTGATCGCGGACTACAAGGTGTGCCGCGAAACAGACCGATGGCCCGGCTACCCGGATCGCATCGAACGCATCGGGCTTGCCAACTGGGCGCGCCGCCAACTTGAGGAAGGCTTGACACGATGAGAAACCGACAACTTGATGCACGCACATTTGAAGACGCACGACAGTATTTGGACATGGCAAGACTGCAACTAACTGATGTGATGGCGTGTGCAGCTGATAAGCCATCGTGGAAAATTAGTCGGGCACTCAAAGTTAGTTCCATGATTGAAATGATGCAAAAAATGGCAAGTAAGTGCGAAATGCTTGCGAAAGATTGCCGCGATGGGAGCCTGTACCGATGAGTGACCTAGCAACCGTTCCCAACGCGGCGCACATCGAACGCGTGATCGAACAGGTCATGCCCCGCAACGCAAGCCAGGTGGATCGAATGGCGCTGGCGGCCATGATGAAGACCTACGGCCTTGATCCGCTGCGGCGCGAGGTGTACCCGCTGGCTTTCGGCGGCCGCCTGTGCCTGTATGTCTCCATCGACGGATGGCGCAGGCTGGCCCGTGAATCGGGGCGCTACCGCTCCGGCGTGTGTACTTATCACAAAGATGCAAGCGGAAGTATCGATTCCTGCACATTCAAGGTAGTCACCACGGAAGGCGGTGAGTTTGAGTTCACCTGCTGGCTTTCGGAGTTCAAGGGATCAAGCCCGAACTGGCGCACCCAGCCGCTGCACATGCTGCGAACGCGCGCCGAAGCGCATTGCCTGAAAGCCGCTTTCGGGTTCAGCGGTGCCACCGAGGGCGATGAGGAACTAGCCGAAGCCACCAGCGTGGTGCAGGCAGATAGCGCGCTGGCCGCGCTGAATGCCCGTGTGAGCCAATCCGCGGAGCGAACGACGGTATCGCTCCCCAGCGCACCGGCGGTGGTGGTGGAGCAGCCACCGCCGCCGAGCGCGCCGGATCGCATCCAGCAGCTAGCCGAATCCATCGCCGAGAAAGCCAAAACGGTTGGCATCCGATGGAGCGCAAAGCAGGCGGTTACCGCGGCAAGAAAGACGGTTGATTTGGGAACTGATCCATCCGAGGTGGATGGGTTGATTTTGAAGGCACTTCAAGTTCAGGCCGAGCGCCTGGAGAAAGGTTCGGAGCAATGATCGATCTGATTCACGGAAGCAGCGAGGACAAGGCACGCAAGTCGAGCGGCGCGGGCGGCCCCTGCCCCGAGGGCACCTACACCGCCACGATCAGCAAGGCGGAAGGCCGCGAAAGCCCCTTCGAAAACATGAAGACCCCCGACAATCCACGCGGGCTGGTGGTGACGCTGTGGTTCGACATCGAAACCGGCGGCCAGCGGTACAAGGTGTTTGAGGACATCGCGGTGACGCGCATCATGCGCTTGAACGAACTGCTGGACGCGTGCGCGCTTCCGCACATCGACACCGCCACCAAGAGGTTTGAGGAATCGAACCTTGAGGGGCGCGAAATCCTGTTGCGCGTGTGGCACTCGCAGAACGGGCGCGCCAAGGCGGGCGATTTCATCCGCCCCACCCAGCAGCGCACCACGGCCACGGCCGCGAAGCCTGGGCGCAAGGCGGTGCAGCCCGGCGCGGATGGGATTCCCTTCTAACGAACCCCCGGAAAGGCCGGGGCGGTTGAGTTCTCGCCGCCCCGGCTAATGGGGAACACTTCTCAACATCTGTAGCGGATTCTATCCGCGGCAAGGATGCCGATGGTTACGGTGGAACTTACCGACGCGGAAATCGAACTATGCGAGCGCGTGGCCGAGGCGCGCATGGCGTTTGGTGCAGCGAACGGGCTGAACCACGCTTGCATCATGGATCGGATTTTCACCGAGCGCGAGCAACATGAGTTCGGCGGCGCTGCTGGTGAACTAGCCGTGGCCAAGTGGTTTGGCGTGAGCGGCTACCAACCATCTGTGCAGTATGTGAAGGGCGCAGTAGATGTGGAGCCGGACATTGAGGTGCGTTCCACCGGCTGGATGAACGGGCAACTTGTGGTTCGGCCGCGCGACTACGGAGATAGGCGCTATGTGCTGGCCATTACAAGCCTAGCCAAGAGCTACGGCCAGGTGAGGCTTGCCGGGTGGATGTGGGGCCACGAGGCGCGGCAAGATGAGTTCCTGCAAACCTATTACAACCAGCCCGAGCATTGGGTACCGCGTGACGCGTTGAACCCGA